CAAAAGAATATTTATTATCTGATAAGTTCAATCTGACTAGCGCGTATTATGCAAAAGATGAAACTTATAATAAACAAGTCAAAGAATATTTTAATGGATTGGATTAATCTATGAACTCAATAGACCAATACGCTTTAATTATTTATTTAGCTTCATTTGCCATTCTTTTTATTTCATTCTTAACTGGAAACTTTGAAGTAGAAGAAATAGACGAATTTGGAAATGATGTAAATTCGTACAAGACATTCCCTATTTTTCTTTCATTAATTCCATTGCTTAATACAATATTTGTCGTAGTTATCACTGGTAGTCTATTATATGATTTGTATGCTAAAGTTTCTAATAGATATTAATTTTTGTTAGAATAGAGTTAAAGGAGAATTGGCAGAGTGGTAATGCAGCAGTTTGCTAAACTGTACAATCGAAAGGTTGCGTAGGTTCGAGTCCTACATTCTCCGCCAAGTCGTATGGCATATAGCTCAGAGGTAGAGAGCCTGACTGTTAATCAGGATGTCCGTGGTTCGATCCCACGTTTGCCAGCCAAGTTTCACATAATGGATCATAAAATGAACATTTACACAATCGCCCTAATATACTCAGAACTATATAAGATTTGGCTAAAACATTACTTTAAGGTGTAGCATAATGGGTAGACCTTCAAACCTAAGTAATACTCAATGGGAAAAAATAGGAGAAAGACTTCTCAAGGGAGAAAAGCTGTCTGCATTGGCGCGTGAGTTCAATGTTAGTAAAACAGCTATATCGGTACGATTTTCTAAACGTAACGAAACAGTCAAAGCCACAGCCAGCTTGATTCTTGAAGGGAAAAATGCTTTAAATAAATTAACTGTTCCTGAAAAAATCGCTGTTTCGAAACAAGTTGAGTTACTCGAATCAATGCAAGAGCATTTATTACATGCGGGAAATTATGGAGCATCCACAGCGCATAAATCAAATATGTTCGCTAATATCAAGATGGAAGCATTAGACCCTGATAAGCCTCTAGACGATGAGAAGAATATCGAAATTGCAAAAGATGTGATGAGATTAACAAAGATAGCAAATGAATCATCTGTTATCGCTAGAGACTTTTTATCGCCTAAAAATCATAAAGAAAAAGAAGAAAGCCAAGTAATCCAGATTATGGGCGGCTTTGAGTGACCACAAAAATAATTCAATTGCCCATTATGCATTCAGGGCAAAATGTTATTTATGCAAATAGGGCTAAGCGCAATGTAGTGCGTTGCGGAAGAAGATGGGGCAAGACCCTAATGCTAACAACAATCGCAGAGAATGCCGCTGTAAAGGGTAAATCGGTAGGTATATTCACGCCAGAGTCAAAGCAGTGGGCAGAACCTTACGATGAGATTGAAGAAATTTTACAGCCGATTAAGAAAACATCAGATAGGACTAAAGGAAAGTATCGCACTAGCACTAAAGGGAAGATTGATTTTTGGTCAGTGAATGATAACTTCCTAGCTGGTCGTGGCCGGAAATACGATATTGTATTGCTTGATGAAGCGGCATTCGGTAAAAATGGTCAGCTTATGGAAATATGGACAAAGGCAATTGAGCCTACCATGTTGACAACCAGCGGCACTGCATGGGTATTCTCAACACCATTCGGGAATGATCCTGATAATTTCTTTTATCAGATATGCAATAATAAAGAATTAGAATGGAAGGAGTTCCATGCCCCAACAATTACAAATCCTTACGTGCCTCCTGATGCATTAGAAGAATATAAGCGGTTATGTCATCCGATGGTGTTTCGGCAAGAATATTTGGCCGAGTTTGTAGATTGGTCTGGAGACTGTTTTTTTGATTTACAAAAGATGTTCGTTAATGGTCTTCCAGTTGACTACCCGACTAAATGCGATGGCGTTTATGCGGTAATAGATACAGCGGTAAAGGGTGGACAAGAACATGACGGGACAGCAGTAATTTATGTTGCAATCAATAAATTCTATGGGCAACCTTTAACTATCCTTGATTGGGATATTGTCCAGATTGATGGCGCAATGTTAGAGCACTGGATTCCTAGCGTTTTTTCACGATTAGACGAATTAGCTCAGATGACCAAAGCGCGATATGGAAATGTAGGCGCATTTATTGAAGACGCTGCTGCTGGTAGCATATTAATTCAACAAGGTAAAAATAGAGGATGGAAAACTCACGCGATAGATAGTAAGCTGACATCTGAAGGTAAAGATTCTCGTGCAATATCTGTTTCTGGCTATTTCCATCAAGAAAAGATTAAAATAAGTCAATTTGCACATGATAAACAAGTGCAATTTAAAGGTGTAATGAAAAATCATTTATTGACTCAGCTTACATCGTTTAGAATAGGCGACAAATTAGCATCAAAGAGAGCCGATGATTTATTGGATTGTGCGGTTTATGCCATGGCGATTGGCGTTGGAAACAAAGGCGGGATTTAATGTCACAAATAACAGTAAATAGCAGTGCATTACCAAGCGAATTGATGTCGATGCTTAATGCCGATGGAATTCAGCCAGGTAGTCAAGCTGGTTATGAACTCTGCAAGCAATTGTGGATATATCACCCACTTTGCGGGAAAATAATTGAGAAACCGATTCAGCTAGCATTATCTAAGCCGCGAGTCATCACAATTGATTGCGAGCCTAAAGATATGCTTGTGGAAGCGTTTAACCGCGAATGGGATGAGCTAGGCGCTACTAACCATATCCGTGATGTAATGTATTTGAATCGCGTATATGGCGCCGCTGGCATTGTTTATGGGGCAGAGGGAATACCAACGACTGATCCAATAGATCCATGGTCATTGCCAGATTTAGAATTATATTTCAATCAACTTGATCCGCTTAACATGGCTGGCTCAATCGTAACTAATCAAAATCCGAATGCCCCTGATTTTCAAAAGCCTTTACCCTATACGACTGCTGCCGGTCAGCCTTATCACCCAAGCCGCGCATGTGTTGTATTTAATGGCACACCAATTTATTTAAATTTCCAATCTTCTGCATTTGGATTTACTGGCCGGTCAGTATTTCAACGTGCCATCTATCCTTTAAAGTCATTCATTCAATCAATGATTACGGATGACTTGGTAACATTTAAGGCTGGGCTATTAATTGCCAAACAGAAGCCATCAGGCTCTATTGTCAATAACATGATGCAATGGGCGGCAGGTATCAAGCGCGTGATATTGCAACAAGGCGCTACTGGTAACGTATTAAGCATTGATATTGATGAAAGTATCGAAGCCATCGATATGACCAACACGGCAACGGCTATGACAACAGCACGTGACAATATCATTGCAAACTGCGCGTCTGCTACTGATACGCCTGGTTTATTACTGAAAGAAGAAGCATTTACCAAAGGCTTTGGGGAAGGTACGGAAGATTCAAAAGCTATAGTTCAATATATCGATGGAATCCGTAACGACATGTCTTCGCTATTCCGATTCTTCGATAAGATTGTCATGCACCGCGCATGGAACAAGGAATTTTACGAATCGGTAAAAGGTGCTTATCCTGATGAATACGGCTCAGTTACTTATGAACAAGCATTCTATAAGTGGAAGAAAGCATTTTCTGCTAAATGGGAAAGTATGCTTGAACAATCCGATGAAGAAAAAGCCAAAGCAGCAGATATTAAGATCAAAGGGATTACTGAGATTCTGCGCACATTATTGCCTATTTGCGATCCTGAGAACAAAGCGCGGCTAGTTCAATGGGCGGCTGATAACTTATCTGAGATGGAAAACACTTACGATAGCATTCTAGAATTGGATTATGAAGCATTGGCAGAATATGAGCCTCCTATGCCAATGGCTCAACCAACAGAACCTAAAGCGCGAGATTAATGGATTTCTTCACATTATTATCTGCTGCGATTAATGACTTCATACAATACGGCTATGATGATGAAAATCGGCTGAAGCAATGGGTTGATAAGCTCAGATATGCCGCTCAGAAGTCAATGATTAGCGAAAAGCAAATGCAGATTGAGATTAATAAATCGCTCAATAATGCATTTAATCGATTGGTGATTCGCGGTGGATTAGTGAATAAAGATGTATCGAAATTCACTGTTGATAAATTAAAGCCTAAACTACGTCAAGAATTAGACCGCCGCATTGTTGCCAGCGCCCGTTTAATTAAGCTGAATCGTGAAGACGCAATCACAACTACATTACGCAGGTTTGAAGGTTGGGCGACATCAATACCACAAGGCGGCTCTAAAAGTGTTGATAAGGTTGCGGAAAAGTCACACATTCGCAAAGATTTAGCAAGTATTAAATTTCGTGAGCGTCGAGTAATTATTGACCAGACGCATAAATTAATTTCAAGTATCAATGAAATAGTAGCTGTTGATAATGGCGCAATTGCTTTTGAATGGCATTCAAATTGGAAGCAAGCAGGATATGATTATCGGGTAGATCACAAAGAGCGTGATAAAGTTATTTATCTTGTGCGCGATAATTGGGCTTCCAAGGCTGGATTGATTAAGCCTGTAAATGGTTATTACGATGACATAACTGCCGTAGGCGAAGAAGTATTTTGTAGATGTTTTGCTAATGGCATTTATAACATCAGAAAACTACCTAATGAATTCTTGACAGCAAAAGGCGAAATTCATTTACAATCACAAAAAACTGTAATAGGAAAATAATGCCTGCAACATCTCCAGCACAAGAAAGATTGATGCAAGCCGCTGCGCATACGCATGGTGGATATGATGGCGTTCCTCAATCTGTGGGCAAAGAGTTCACTAAATCAGACGCAGAACCAATAAATCCACAAGGCGGCGCACAAGGTCGCGCTGCTGGCATTATGTTTCTAACGAAAGAAGGCGAAACACTATTGCTCATGCGTGGCAATGGCGGCGATTATCCCAATACATTCGGCTTGCCCGGTGGACATCAAGAGCAAGGCGAATCACTAGAAGATACAGCGCGGCGTGAAACGTTAGAAGAAACCGGATTAGATTACAAGGGCGATTTAACGCTAATTCATGATGATGGACAATTTGCAACTTTCTTTGCTGGCAATGTCGATAAATTTGATGTCCAGATATGTGAAGAATCAACAGGTTTTGTATGGGCTTCGCCAGATGCCGCGCCCAATCCAATTCATCCTGGTTTAATTACTTCCTTTCGCATAGCTGGCGCGAAGACAGAATATGACGTTGCCGAGTTAATGAAAGAGGGACTTTTGACAAGTCCACAACCTTATGCGAATATGCATTTATTGGCAATTCGCATTACAGGTACAGGCTTGGCTTATCGTTCGGCATATGGTGAGCATGTCTGGCGCGATTCTTCACTTTACTTAAACGATTCATTTTTAAAGCGTTGCCAAGGGCTTCAAGTGATTATGGATCACCCCGAAGAATCAACACTTGACACAAAAGAATTTAAAAAGCGTACAATTGGCAGTATTATGTTGCCTTATATTAAAGGCGATGAAGTTTGGGGGATTGCTAGGGTTCAAGATGATGATGCAATGAAGCAGATTATCATCGAAGGAAATAGCCCAGAAGGTATTAGCACATCGCCCAATGTTGTATTTGACGAATCTGCTGGAAACACAATTTTAAAGACTGAGGGCGGCGATCCGCTCTTGATTGAAGGAATTCCCTATTTAATGGATCATATCGCAATAGTAACAAGCGCACATGGTTCAAAAGGCGTATGGGATAAAGGCGGCGAAGCTGCTGGCGTATTATTAACTAACCAAGAGGTGTCTGAAATGAGTGAAAAAATTAATGATCCAAAGGCAGACGCCCAAGGTGACGCGAATGCAGTTTTATTGGCTGCAATTCAAGGTATTGCGACTTCTGTAGGCGCATTAGGCGCTCGCATGGATAGCATGGAAAAAAACATGCCAGCCGAAGCATTGACTGGCGCTACTGATAAGTCTAAGAAAGATGCCGATGAAAAGGTAAAGGCTGATGCAGAGGAAAAAGAAGCTAAAGAGAAAAAAGATTCTGACGAAAAAGCGAAAGCTGATGCGGAAGAAAAGGAAAAGAAAGACGCTGAAGGTAAAGCGGAAGGCAAATCTGGTGAAATTAAATCAGATGCAAAGAAAGATGAAGAAGACGACAAAAAAGCAGCTAAAGCCGACGATGACGAAGCTGAATACTCAGACGCTCAAGCAAAAGCCGATTCTGTTATGTCTGGCTTTGGTAAATCAGCAAGCCGACCATTAAACGGCGAATCGCTTATGTCGTATCGCAAGCGATTATTGCGTGGTTTGCAATCATATTCTGATGCATACAAAACGATTAATTTGGCGCAAATCAATGATGCACAATTGCTTAAAATTGCTGAAAATCAAATTTATGCAGATGCAATCAAAGCAGCTAAATCACCGATTGCCTATGCTGACGGTCAATTGATTGAAATCCATGAAAAAGATCGTTCCGGCCGCACAATTACAAAATTCCGTGGTTCTATCGGATCGTGGCTGGATGATTTCAAAGTTGCGCCGCAGCGTGCAATGTCTTTCAATTTGCATAACAACAACCAACGCTAAGGATAAATCATGAGCGCAAATATTTCATTTAACCCAATGGCGACCACAAACGCCACTGGTCTTTTTAACACAAATTCAAATGGCTATACGCAAGGCGACGCTTTAGACGATCCAGCAATTAAATTTAAGCTGGCTTCGGGCATTTATGCTGCCGCTAATACAACCCCCATTTGGGGCGGTATGCCGATGACTGAAACTGTAGCGTCTATTACTACAAGCTCAGTACCAGGCACAGGTATATTGGGCACTCAACTTTTGGCCGCTACATCAACACAAACAGACATTAGTTGCTTCTGCGT